AATCTATGGTAAGGAAATATGAAAATATTGACATTCGACACGGAGGCATCCGGAGCGACGAGGAATCGTGCAAATCCATTTGATCCTAGAAATGAGTGTGTGCTTCTGTCTTATCGTGATCCGGATGTAGGAACTACATCTATTGATCCTATTGACATGGATGAGTTTAGACAGAAAGTAGACATAACTGACTGGATCATTGGGTTCAATCTCAAATATGACATGCACTGGGGCCGACGTTACGGAGTATCTTTCAAAGGGAAGAAACTCTGGGATGTTCAGCTAGTGCATTTCATTCTTACAGGACAAAAGAATGCGTATCCAAGTCTAAATGAAGTAGCAGAATACTACGGCTTACCTTGTAAGTTAGATGTAGTGAAAACGGAGTATTGGGAGGTTGGTTTAGATACCGATCAAGTTCCTTGGGATATTCTATTGGAGTATTGTGAACATGATGTATGGCTTACTGAGCAGTGTGCCCGAAGACAAATGCAGGAGTACAGAAACTGTTCTAGACAACTGCAAACAACAATCCGAGTCGCCCTTGACGATCTTCACGCTCTACAAGAAATGGAGTGGAACGGGTTTTATTACAATCAAAACCGTTCGTTTGAGGAAGCTTCGGTACTTCTGGAAAGAGCCGGGGACATCAAACAATCCTTGGGCACATTAACTAACACAACAGAACTTAACATTAACTGGGGTTCTACAGACCAAGTATCAGCAGTACTGTATGGAGGAACAGTTAAGAGGATTGAGAATGAAACGTACCTCTTTGAGTATAAAGACCCACGTAAACAGCCTGTCCAAAAGACTCGAAAAGTTGAGAAGTTCTACGAACTCCCTCGAATTGTTGCTCCAGCCAAAGGTTCTGAGCTTAAAAAAGAAGGAGTGTGGGCAACTAACGAAGGTGCTTTACGATCCTTAAAAGCAAACAAACGAGTCAAAGTTGTTATTGATCTTCTGTTGGAATTGGCAAAACTAGACAAGCTAGTGGATACTTACTTTCTTGGTATGCCAAAGAAGATTGAAGAGTATGGTTGGTCTGATTCTTTTATTCATACTAACCTAAGTTCTTGTGTAACTAAGACAGGGCGGTTAGCTTCTGGGAAACCAAATCTCCAGAACATTCCATCACCAAATAAAATTTGTTTTGAATCACGATTTAAGAGGAAATAAATGCAAGTAATCGAAAAGATTGAACAGTGGGCACATGATCGTAATCTGATTCTGGGTAGTACTCCTCAAGCACAGTTGAATAAGCTTTTGGAAGAGATTGGAGAACTTGCTAAAGGCATCAACAAGAAGAACCTAGAACATATCAAGGATGGCATTGGTGATGCTGTAGTAGTACTTACAATCATTGCAGCCCAGTGCAATACATCTTTGGAAACATGTACTTCACTTGCTTACAATGAAATCAAAGACCGTAAGGGGAAGATGATTGACGGTGTCTTTGTAAAGGAATCTGATTTGTAATGCCCATACTAAACGTAGACCTTGCCGCACTTGAGTGGCGTACAATTGTTGAGCTGTCTGGTGATAAGATTGCCTTAGAAGAGATCAATGCTGGTCTAGATTTTCACACAGACAATCAGAAACGATTTAATCTTCCTAGTCGTCTTATTGCCAAAGTATTCTTGTTTCGTTGGATTTACAGGGGCTCTGCCTATGCCTATTCCAAAGACCCAGACTTCGCTGCTGTAAGCACTGATCCGGGTTTCTGGCAGAAGATCATTGACCAGTTCAACGAGAAGTACAGCGGTATCTTTACGTGGCAGGAAAAGGCTATTTATGAGGTAATGAGAACAGGCAAATATGTAAGTCCCATTACGGGACGTTTCTATCCAATTGAAGCTAAAGAATTCCGAGGAGAACTTAAGTGGCCTATTCCTGATATTGTGAATTATCCTAACCAAGGACTTGGTGCTGACATTGCAGCTCTAATCAGGACTGAGCATTATAAATATCTGTCTGAGAATGATCTATTAGACAGAATCAAAATGATCTTAACAGTACATGATAGCTTTGTTTATGATTGTGATTATGGCCATGCTTGGTATGAGGCATATGATTCTCTCCAAGAAATTATTCAAACACTCCCAGAAAGATGGGAACAACGATACGGAACAAGACTAGTGGTTCCTCATAAGATTGAGGCAGAGGTTGGAGTAAACTATAAATGGTTACATAAGATTAAGTAAGTGTTGACATAGATATGCCAGCATGGTATAATATTATGTATAGAGTGATGAATTTAACAGGAGGTAGTTCATGAGTGTATTGACAGGTACAGTAGTAAGTTATAGTGGTAACGTAACAGCAACAAACCAAGCAGGTAAGCAGTATGCAGCATGGCGTTTGATTTACACAGACGGTGCTGGTGAAGTTAAGACTTTGCAGAAACCAGCCACTGGCCTTAAGTTTAATCGAGCACTGGCAGCCCAACTGGGTGCCCTACAACCGGGCGATGATATTACAATTGTACAGGAAAAGAATGATGCAGGATTTCTAGATGTTAAAAGCGTTACCAAAGGTTCTGAAGCTCCGGCTCCAAGCCTTGCTCCAAAAGACAAACAACCCGGTACTACTTCTGCTCCAAGTACTGGTAATCGCAACTTTGAAACGTCTGAGGAACGAGCACAAAAGCAGGTCTATATTGCACGGCAAAGCTCCCTAGAGCGTGCAGTAACTCTGTACCCTAAGAAGTCTCCACAGGAGATTATTGAAGTGGCAGAGTTCTTTAAGGACTATATCTTTGATGGCTTGCCTAAAGCAGCACCAGCCCCTAAAGAATATACTGATGATAACTTCCACGACGATATCCCGATGTAAGAGTTTCTCAGTAATAAAACTATTGTAAACTAAAACAAGAAAGAGAAGAAGAACAATGATTAATAAATATGAAATTATCGAAGTTAAAAACGGTTTCCTGTTGCGAGTAATGCGTGCTGAGTATCAACAGGATACAATCCACGCTACAATGGAAGAGGTTACTTCAGAGTTGCTGAAGCTGTATCAGCGAACAGAACTGAAGCTGGTATAACATGATTGCCCTACTGGATGTAGATCAGGTCTGCTATTCAGTAGGGTTCACTCTTCAAAACGAAGAAAATGTTTCTATTGTCAAGATCAGAACAGATGAATACATCAATAATCGTCTGAACTATCTTGGCACTAGAGACTGTGAACTCTACTTAACCGACTCAGGAAATAACTTTAGAAAGGCAATCTACCCAGACTATAAAGCAAATCGAGATCACTTACAGAAGCCGAGATGGTTCAAACAGATTCGTGAACACTTACAAGATGGTTGGGGCGCAGAAGTAATTGATTATCTAGAAGCAGATGATTGTGTGTCTATTCGACAGCATACGCTTGGACACAATTCAATTCTAGTTTCTGATGACAAAGACTTAGATCAAGTCCCCGGATATCACATGAAGATGTCTTCGTTTAAAGAGTACGAGATTACTCCAGAACAAGGACTCAGGAACCTATACTCACAGCTCCTGTCAGGAGATCGAATAGACAATATTCCCGGCATTCCTTGGATAGGTAAAACAAAAGCAGATAAGATTCTGTCTCAGTGTGGTTTCGATGCTGAACATTTATATAGGATGTGTCAATGGAAACGAGCAGAAAAATTACAAGAGAGCTATCTCGATACGAAGATTTACTTGACATGCTTGTATATGCTCCAGACGGATACGGAGTACGAGACTGTTCACCAAGCGATGAAGGACAAATCATACATGAACATTTTGGAGATTCTGTAAATGAAACTCAAGTCAGTTCCTCCTCAGATAGAATCTTACGTAAATCATTTGCAATACGAACTAGCGCAGGGGGCGAAGAAAATGACTAATAGACTTAATATGACTTCCAAAGACTTTGACTTCTTAGCAGAGACATTCAAGAAGATGTATCGGTCTGCGGTAGCTACAGAGGTTCCGGGTGTGATGTGGGCAGAGAAGTTACTAGTAGAAGAAATTAAATCTCGATGCCAACACTTTAATGAAGCACTGTGGAATGTGGCTGTTGGCTTTGAAGATATTCGTAATACATACGAAGTACCAGAACAGAATTCTCATTCGGAGTTAGACGATGAAGATAAGTAAACATGCCAGTATCAAAAATCAGAAATAGACAATGCCAGTTTTGTAAAGTTGATTATGTTTTAGGAGTAGATTCTAAGCTACATAAGTATTGTTCTGTCTCTTGTCGTGTGAAGTATGGTAACGCCACCGCAGGAAAAAAATATAGGGAATCTGTAAAAGGAAAACTAAATAGTCGTGCTTGGAGACTTAAAAATGATTTCAATATTTCATTAGACGATTTCAATGACTTATTACAGAAACAAAACAACGCATGTGCCATATGCAAAACCCAAGAACCGACTGGGTACAATTGGCATGTGGATCATTGCCATTTTAGTAACAAAGTTCGTGGCATTTTATGTTCTAAATGTAATCAAGGGTTAGGTCTGTTTAAGGACTCTATTACTAATCTTACAGAGGCTATTAAGTACTTACATGAAAATCAGTAAATTAGAAGTGTCTTATGTAGATCACATGGGTTCTGATAATTCTGTTGTAAATGCTGCTCGGGTGTCTTTCGACAAAGAAGCAAGCCACTACACAGAAGAACAGAATAGTAAACTTATTTCGTATCTCGCAAATCACAACCATTGGAGTCCGTTTGCTCATACAAGTATTTCATTACGAATTAAAGCCCCAATATTTTTAAGCAGGCAACTTGCTAAACATCAGGTAGGTGGTGCTTGGAATGAAGTTAGTAGGCGTTACGTAGACTCAGAACCTGAGTTTTATTTTCCTGGTTTTGGTAAATGGCGAAAACGAAGCCTATCAGCAAAACAGGGAAGTGCTGAAGAAGGAGCAACTCTTACACCGTTATATAACGGTCAAGAAGACCTTTGGGCAGACTACGACAATAAGTTTGATCCTGATATTCATGTGAGTGTCGTTGTCGAAGAGTGTCTGAGTTTATATAAAGATTTAGTCACTTCTGGTGTGTGCCCAGAACAAGCACGTATGATTCTTCCACAGAACACTATGACTGAATGGATTTGGACAGGCTCTGTATACTTCTTTAGCCGAGTCTGTAACTTACGTCTTGATCCTCATGCACAGTTTGAAGTTCAAGAAGTAGCTAAACTAATCTCAGATGTTATTCGACCACTCTATCCTGAAAGCTGGAAGGTACTTGTAGATGACAAACAAAAAGCGTAATGCCTATCTACGTAAGCAAGGATATAGGTCTGGCCTAGAAGTATCAATGAAGGATTGGTTGGAACAGAATCAGATTCCATTTAAGTATGAAGAAGGTAAGATTCCATATGTCCAGCCAGAGAAGGCTCGTAAGTATAGCCCAGATTTTAGGATAGGTACTATCATCCTTGAAACAAAGGGGCGCTTTCAGACTTCAGATAGGCAAAAACACCTGTGGATTAAAGAGCAACACCCAGAGCTAGATATTAGGTTTGTATTCTATGATGAGACTGCAAAGCTATCTAAACGATCTAAGACAACATATGCTCAGTGGTGTGAAAAGTTTGGATTCAAATATTGTACATTTAGGACAGGAATTCCAGAAGAATGGCAAAAAGAACTGAAGAAGTCTGTCATGTAATCGTCCCAGATAGTCATGCCAAACCTGGCACTAATATGCGTCGGTTTGTTGCTTTAGGAAACTTTATCCATGAACGTATTGCAAAAAATCCGAGAGTTGCCTACAAGACTGTCGAACTGGGTGACTTTGAAGATATGCCTAGCCTCTCAAGTTATGACAAGGGAAAGCTATCGTTTGAAGGAAGGCGATATAATGAAGATGTTGCAGCAGCCCTGTTTGCCCGTCACGCAGTCTACGACAACATCAACAACTGGCTCGGTCGTCAAGCAGAAAGGAAAAAGAAAGTCCCAGAAGTAGAACACTACGCTCTAGGAGGCAATCATTTTGAAGGACGTATTAATAAGTACGTCCAAGAGAAACCTGAGCTTGCTGGTTTTATCACCCACGAACATGCTTACTACGGTGAATTTAAACTAATCTATGTTCCATTCCTAAGTCCTATTGAACTTGATGGAATTCAGTATGTTCATTATTGGCAGTGCAGAGGAACTGGAAAACCAATTGGAACAGGGAAGTCCCCTGCCTCTGTGCTTCTTCGAGAAAAACATTGTTCAACCGTTGTAGGACATTCACATGTACTTGACAGAGCTATCCAAACGTCCGGTAATGGCAATCGCTTGTTTGCCCTTAGTGCTGGCTGTTATCTTGATCCTGATGAGCAAGAAGATTACGCTGGGCAATCCAATAAAGATTGGTGGCGAGGAATAACAGTTTTACATGATGTACGAGATGGATTCCCATATGGTGGAGAAGAATACATCTCTGTAGATCGACTTATTAAGGAGTATACGTAATGGAAACATTGTTGTTGTCTACAGTTCTGCCAGCCATTATTCCAGCAGCTTCTGATCTTATTAGAGGTCTTGTTGGAATGGTAACAGGAAACAAAGGAGCACAGCCTCAGAATATTGATGAGGTAATTAAACTAGGTGAATTTGATCTAAAGAAAGTGGATAAGGAAATTGACCGTGTTCGAGCTTTGGCCGAAATTGACAAACCGGCAGAAAACATCAGTCCTTGGGTTGCTGATCTTCGCGGGTCTTTTAGATATATTGCTAGTGGCATTGCTGTACTCCAGCCCTTTGCTGTGCTTCCTTTCTGTCACGATATTTACGTTATGGAGTCTAGTCTCAATATTGCTGGAATGGCCTTTGGCTTCATCTTTGGAGAACGTATGTACTTCGGACTTAAAGGAATCCACAAGTAATGTGGTTCCAACTCAATCAGGAAATGAGGCATACAATGACAACGAATCGGCACGAAAACTTACCACTACCATCCCCCGGCCAACAAATCGGTGGTAATCACTATAAGAGTAAAGCAATTCAACCTATCACATATGCAACTGCGAATAGCCTAGACCTATTTCAGCATAATGTAGTTAAGTATGTAACTAGGTGGCGAGATAAGGGTGGTGTAGAGGACTTACGAAAAGCTAAACACTACCTAGAGATGTATATTGATTGTGTATTAGCCAATCCGAATTGGCCGAAAGAATGATATGGCACACACTTTTAATGAACTACTTGACTGGTTGCTTAAACAAGATGAAGTATATCTGCTGGAAATTCTGGACATCTCTTCTGAAGATTTGGTCAGAGCCTTTCTAGATAAGATTGAAGACAAACAAGATACTCTCAAACGAGATATTGAGTGATCTATGTTTGATATCTATATCCTTCACCTACCACCAATCAATCTATACAATATCAATTTTATTACGGAGAATAAATGCCAAGTACCCGCGCAGAAATCATTACACGACGCACCTATTTACGACCGAAAGAAGACGGAACATTTGAAACGTGGGAAGAAACAGTTAACCGAGTTATTGATCATCAGAAATGGCTTTGGGAACGTGCAGCAAAGCGGGAGTTGAACAATGCAGAACTCTCTGAACTTGATGAACTACGACATCTCATGCTTGGACGGAAAGTTCTTACTTCTGGACGAACTCTCTGGTTGGGTGGAACAGATATTGCTAAACGACGAGAAGCAAGCCAATTTAACTGTTCCTTTACCAATGTTGAAACCGTGTATGACGTTGTTGATGTCTTGTGGTTGCTTATGCAGGGTTGTGGAGTTGGATTCCGACCTATCATCGGCCAGCTTAACGGTTTTCAACGCCCTATCCCTAACATTACAGTGATTCGATCTACTCGAACAGAAAAAGGTGGTCATGAACATAACATCGAAACTTGGGATGATCAGACAAAAACTTGGACAATTGCTGTTGGAGACAGTGCAGAAGCATGGTCAAAATCTATTGGTAAGCTTTTGGCTGGTAAATACCCTGCTAACAATCTCGTGCTGGATTTTAGTGCAATCCGACCAGCAGGTGAACGCCTTAGTGGCTACGGGTGGATCAGCAGCGGCGATGAATCTATTGCTACTGCGTTTCCACAAATCGCCAACATCCTTAATAAACGAGCTGGTTCTCTGCTCACTCGTATTGATATTCTTGACATTGTTAATTGGTTGGGTACTATTCTTTCCAGCCGTCGAAGTGCTGAAATAGCATTGTTTGAATATGATGAACCAGAATGGGAAGAGTTTGCGGTAGCTAAGAAAGAGTTCTGGAAATCTAATCCTCAACGAGCACAGTCAAACAATTCTCTAGTCTTTAATAAGAAACCGGAACGACATGAACTCGAAAGCATCTTTGATCTTATGCAAGCCGCTGGTGGATCAGAACCCGGATTTGTTAATGGAGAAACTGCACGTAAACGGGCTCCATGGTGGAAAGGAGTTAATCCATGCTGTGAAGTACTTCTTGGAAACAAATCCTTCTGTAATCTCACTGAGGTTGACCTTAACAAATTCCACGGAGACTCAGCCGGCCTACATCACGCTTTGCACCTTGCAGCACGAGCCAATTATCGACAAACCTGTGTGAACTTACAAGATGGAATCCTTCAAGAAGCTTGGCATCTTAACAATGAGTTCCTTCGTCTCTGTGGTGTTGGACTTACAGGCATTGCTACTCGTCCTGATCTGTCTGCTTACGATTATAACACTATGCAGCGCACTGCAACTTCTGCTGCTTATGGGATGGCCGATGAACTTGGTTATCAGAGACCAAAGAATGTTACGTGTATTAAGCCTTCGGGTACGCTCTCGAAAATTATGGACACTACCGAAGGCATTCATAAACCTCTTGGAAAGTACATTTTCAACAACGTAGTCTTCAGTAAACATGATCCAATTGTAGCTAAATTGCGGGAGGCTAATTATGCTGTTATGGATCATCCACTTGATCCTACTGGTGTTATTGTTACCTTTCCGGTTGTTTGGGACACCGTTCAATTCTCTACACAGAATGGAATGGAAGTTAATGTGGAGTCTGCGATTGAGCAGTTGGAACGATACAAACTTCTACAGGTTAATTGGACACAACAAAATACGTCAAACACGATCTCATACAGCTTGGAAGAAGTGCCAGCAATTATTGACTGGCTCTTGGAGAATTGGGAACACTACGTTGGTGTGTCATTTCTCTACCGTAACGATCCAACAAAGTCAGCTAAGGACTTGGGATATTTGTATCTTCCACAAGCAGTAGTAACTAAAGAAGTTTACGAAGAATATGTAGCTAAACTACATGATGTAAATATCTATGATGATATCGGAACAGAAGAGTACTCTGATGCCGAATGTGCCGGAGGAGTTTGCCCAGTAAAATGAACATCGCACTAGACTTTGATGGTACTTACACAGAAGCACCGTGGCTGTGGAATAAGTTTATTGATGATGCTTATCTACAGAATCATGAAGTGTATTTAGTTACTTGCAGACCTCCAGATGAGTCTGATGAGGTGTATGAGATGCTTGGAGAACATCTTCCTGCACGAAACTTCTTCTTTACTTCTGGCAGAGCTAAACAAGATTATCTGTTAAATGCAGAGAAGCTAAAGATTGATGTCTGGATTGATAACGAACCTGAATTTATTACAGAGGACAAATATTGAGAGCTTGCTCTCGGTCGAAAAGGAGAATAAAATATGATCGGATTTGATTTTATTACTGGGGTAGAATTGGGCTTTGAATTGCTGTCTGGGAACAGTATTGTAACAGAGGATGGGGAAGAAGCTAACTGGGCAGTTCAGATTAGTTTGTTTCTAGTACGAATTACAATCGTATCGTTCTAATATAAGGTAGGTGGGGGAGTACTATGCTCCCCCTTTTTATTATTTATTGATAACAGTAATACAGATTTCTTCTGTCTTAGCAACAGCATCTGCTAGTTTAAGAAAGAAGGCATCATAAGCAAGACGACTATTGCTAATGAAATCTGTTCCGGCCCAAGTTGTTCCAAGCAGAATGCAGCCCTCTGTGTCTGCCGAAGAATTCCCCGGATGAATCCTGATCCCATCGAATCCCGGTACGTTGAGTACATGTGGCATTGGCCTCTTAAAGCGATTACTATAGTCAATAACTACTTTATATTTACCTGAAGGAATAGCAGTAGCTCCTGATACTTTATTTGGAATTACACCATCTTTCTCTCTCATGGTATCTTCTAGTGTAAAACACTGATACACGTCATCAATATACAGTTTACCAATTGTATACTTGTCACCATATTCAAATCGTTTAACTTGAATTTTCATTTGAGATGATCCTTAATATACATCCAGACACTAGAGCCGACAGCAACTAAGAATGCCCAAGCGAGACCTGCAATAGATTTCTCTATAATTGCATCATACAACTTCTCTCTCTTAGCTTCTCTGGCCATTGCCAACCTAATATACTGGTGCTCTTCATCATGTTGAGGGCTCTCTGTTCGCTCTACAAGCTTTTCTAGCAAACAGATAATCTGTTCCTGTTTATCTTCCATACCTATTATATCCCATATAGTCTAAGAACAATTGAAAGTTTATATTAGCAATAGAAAACCCGCCTGGGCGGGTGGGGTGTTGACTAAACAGATGTACACATTAGTCTGTCAACGTAAGACGCCGCACCTGACATCTGCATGCCGATTTGTGTTGCTGTTGATACAATGCTGATTGTCGATTACGCAACCACGCTGCTAGTTTTTGTAAGTGTGGCTCCGCCAGCTAATGCAGACTCCGTAACGCCATTTAGACGTGCATCACCAGACCATCCGACTACCGTTGTTGCGCCATTTGCAGAAATGGCGGCTGTTGCGCCACCTGTAGCAATCTCTAAATTACTGGTTAGCAATGTAGCTGATTTCTCAAAGTGAGCCAGATTAGTAATTGAGTTCGCACGAATATTACTCATTATCACCGTTATACCAGCATTGGCAGCGGAGGATTGCTCAAACGTCCTGTATCCAGATGAATGCCGGATGTTGTGCAGCATGATTCGGCCAGATGTCCCTTGTTGTGCTACCACGCGCGATCCAGAGCCGCTGATTTCGCAGTCGTTCACCATAATCTCTTGAGCCGTACCAACGATCCAAACTGCAAATGTATTGCTGCCGTAAGAAGCCCTTAACCGGTTAATGTTTAGCCCCGTTACGGTTGCGCCAGAGCCGATGGACACCGCGCCGCGAGTACATCCGTCAATCGGATTTCTTACTTCAACGTTGGCGCGGCGAAGGGTGGTGGTGGCTCCAGAGACAGACAAGCCCTCTGCGTTGCTTGGCAAACAATCGACCTCCACATCGAGCGTACCAGACACAGCGGTTTGCGTTGTGTGGTACGAAACTACCGGAACCTGCGTGACCGTTTCGACGTTGACGCCATTGATCTTGATGTGGTCAAAAGCCGTCGCCAGCAGGTCTGTCTGGTAATCCGCAATCGTAATGGGGGCCGCCGCGCTCGAACCGTAAACGTTGGCAATATTTACGTCGTAAAACTTCCAACCATCGTTACCAGATATTCTTACCATCGCTTGTAAGCTGTCTACGTGCAGCCCATCTACTGTGATGTTAAAAAAATCGCCACGACTAATGTTGAACCACGATACATCACCAATCGTAAATGCCAGAGCGTCATCTCCCGACTTGCCTGAAATGTTCGTGCATTTTGTGTAGGTGCCTGGGCCTAGAAAATGAATAATATCTGATGCAGTGTCTGCCCGCAGATCGTCAACGTCAGCGAATTTATAACCAGCGACGAGAAAATTGAATTTCTTTGCATTTTTTACCGTTAGGCCATTACCGATATACACATTCGCCACGTTGGCCCAAACGGTCTGAATGGTGTTCATGGTTCCGTCTGCGGTCTGCCCCTGCTCGTTATAGTCAACACAACCCAGTCCGATTAATCCAACAACGTCATCAACGACTGAAATAGTGCCAGCGCCGGTGGCCGTTGTGACTAGTGGGGTGCGAGGCAGACGCACGGTTATGGTGGTTGCCGTCACGTCTGTGATTGGATGGACTCCGTTATAGCCTGTAACGGTGAACCCCAAAACCGATATGTGCTGACCAGTAACAAAAGAATGATTGGTGCCAACATTAATAACACCTGTTCGACCGCTTGCCGTCATTCCTGTTACGCTTGTTCTTGATGGATTCCAGCTTTTATTACGGAACATTGAACATGTTGAGCCACTACGCAATTTGAGTGTGGTACCTGCTCCAATATCAATAATGCAGTCGTGGTAGATCGTGCCGCTAATTTCGACAACACCTTGGCCGCCGGCGATAGCGAGTTTTCCGCCAGAGCATTTATCCACCTCATCTTGTAAAAGTTCTGTGTTGCTTTGCGCCGATGCGACACTCAAATCATTTTTCAGCAGCACCCCAATTGCCCCACCATGCGCCAAAGTTTGGTGCCCGTTTTCATCCGTCACCAGCGTGACCACATTTCCAGCCCCCGAAATTACATAATTTCCAGTTACACTCATATTATACCCCCATCAAACAAACCACAGTAGCTCCGGTGCCAGAAATAGCAGTAACACGAGCACGAATATATTTCCACGGAGCAATAGTAGTAAACCCATCTGCAGAACTAGTAGTACCTGACAGGGTAATAGTACCAAGAACAGTACTACACCAGTTGGTGCCATCGTTAGAACAATCAATTACTACAGTGGCAGTTACTGCACCCGTGCCAGTTACAGTTGCTTGGAAAGTACTATATGGACTGTCTTTATAATGTGCATCGCCAGTAGAAGTAGTAGTTACACCGTTGTAACCAGTAATAGTACCATGAGAATTGGTAATAGGTTTTCCCAAAAGAGAAACTACCTTACCAGACCTAATCATTACTGTCTCCATGTTTTATCCTTTTGTATAAATAGAGTGTGTGGTTATTGCATTGTTGTCTGTTACTGAACTAGTAACATATATATCTAGAGAGGTATTAAAGTACACTGGAAAGACTACAACAGAGCCTGTGCTTGTCTGAGCCCCCACCCCCACTAAATTAATATAATTGTCTGAGCCATTAATCCAAGAATTTGCAGCACTAGTAAAAGAGAATACGTCTGTGCCATCTATATTTACTCTAATAGATAGAGTTCTGGTTGCTCCCGTTGTCATACGAACCGCTAGATAATGAGCAGTGCCTTTTCCAGAGATAGAAAATATATTTTTTTCTACCCCAGAGACGAGGCTGCCACATAACGTACTTTTTTGTCCGACAGAGCTATAATAAATAGATGCTGGAGTAAATCCCGCTACAGACCACTGATTCTCTATCTTTGTTGTACTTGGCATTGTACCCCCTCCCGAAGAACCTCCACCAACACTCTTCCAAAGTTGAAAGAACCAATCCTGCCATTCATGACTGTTGAAGTCAGGATTATTCCTTGGAGCTGGAATCATCAATCATCCTCCTCATCACAATAAACCATTCCCTCACAATAACCCATTGCTTGTAGTTTAGGAAGTTGCTTCTCAAGACGACAACCAATATCAGTTCTATACATTGGACTATTTGGGAAAGATATTTTATCTACAATCTTGTAAGCAGCTTCTTTAGAATCTTCTACTGTCTTACCCAGCCCCGAACATACAATAATATAAGAGCCCGCAGTAACCCACATCTTCTTATTTACAATCTTTCCATCCTCCAAGCATGGAGCAGTACCTGCCATAACTTCACAGGGATGTAGCCAAGGCTTGGTACTATCATCAACGCCATAGATTGGAATACCTGTTACTTCTTCAACTGGCAGATGGTAGTAAGGATAGTCTGGCTGAGACATAACAACACCAGTTGCAATCTTCTCGTGTACCTTTAGAGTATCCTTACCATTAATCAAGTCTAACATCCACTGAGCAGGGTCGCCTTTGTGGAGTGCCTGTTGAATGTTATACAGAGGCCAGCCCGGTCGATTAGTAAACTCAAGAGGGTATGGAGTACCATCCTTAGCAATCATGCAGTTAATATCTACATAGCCAACATAGCCCATCTTATGAAGAATAGGTTCTAGAGGATACAGAACTTCTTCTGCCAACAACGACTCTGTTACGTATCGCATAACAGTGCCCTGTTCCCCGGTAGCAACTCCTTTATCATCATTCATTAGCTTTTTAAATTCCCAGTTTTCTAGGACATACTTATTAAAGCCATGTGGCCCAAACCAACCACCAACAGCCATTTCCATGCCCGGAATGAACTCTTGGATGATGAATGATCCCTTTAACGTATTACTCTTAGACCATTTCTCTAACATATATACCATGTCAGCAGAGTTCTTAGAAACGTAGCTCAGTGCTTTATCTGCATCACCGTTTGGTTTAGATACAAAGCGTTTCTCTGGGTTCTGCTTAACATATGAGATAGCAGCAGCATAGCTCTTAAATTCTTGTCCCGGAATTGTTTTAATCCCAACAGACTCGAATGCTTCGACACCTGCCTGACGATCTAGTTCTAGATTCGCTGCTTCCCATGTTGGTCCAAAGATTGGATAACCACGATTGAAGTAATAGGCTAGCTTATCAAGATGCTTAACATTGTCAGTTAAGAAGATAAGATCAGCCCAGTCCATATGAGGTTCCCATTCACGTATTCTAGGAACGAGACCAGTACCAATCCAGTTATACTTCTTTTCTGTCTTTGTCTTATCAATGTACCATTTAATTTCATGGCCATATTCTTGGCAGCGCAGAGCCCAATCAAGGGCTGCACCACAGACATCAATAATAAGAATTTTCATGTTTACCTATCCTGTTTTCGTCTTTCCAATTCTTGCTTCTGCTTATACTTACGTTTTTTAGCTTCTTGTTCGTAGTACTTTCTACGGCTCTGTACTTTAGCATCTGTAAAGTAAGAAGCTAATGCCTCTCCAGTAGATTGCTTCCCTTCTAGAACATCTTTAATTTGTTTACCGGGAATAGGAACAATTTTAGCGGCTGCTTCTGCTCCAAATCTAGCAGTACTAGAAATTGGTTTCTTTGGATTCCAGTCATACATAACTTTACCAGAGAATGGATCACGACCATACATCATCTCTACCGGAAGAACAATCGTAGGGGCAGGAGAGAGAGCAGCCCGAAGAAAGTCTAGAGGAGATGCATCACCATGCAACGTCTTTTCTGCTGTCTCAGCAAAGTGTAGGCCACCGGGTCTACGGAAAGTAACAGCCTTTCCTGTCATTTCAGATGCTTGTTTATCCATCCAAGGATAAAAGATAGACATCATAAAACCCAAAGTAGCCATACCAGCAACTGCTTGACCAGCAGCTTTTGCTGCCTCTACTTTATCTTTTCCTTTATACAGATCATAAGTAAGTGCCTTTGCATATTCACCAAAAGAACGTAAAGCACCATAGTGGTAATGACTAAAGATGGTTAGTGCTGGGTCTTTCATGACACGTGCTAACCAACGCTGGCCAAGAACCTCAGAAGGAATTCTATAAGCTGGCATGTGCTTATTTACTTCTTCAATTGCCTTTTGCATAGGCACACCACGTCCCATTGCCTGACGAACAGCATCAATATACATGATGTCTCTGGTTGCCCACATCCATTTATTACTACCACGAGAGATAGCTTGAAATAGGTCTACTGGCTTCATACCTAAGTCTTTAGCAGCCTGCTTAAATCCGGACTGCTTTGACATGGCTCTTGCCATCTCTTGAATGCGCTTATTATGAAACTGCTCATTAAAGACACGAAGACTTAGTAGAGGAGCACCATTCTTAATTAAATCCTGATAGAAGTCACTTTGATGAATCACGTCTGCAATAGAGCTTTGCATAGTCTTTGGCATAGAACTAATAGAGCCTGGATTTCTAGACAGTTCAGCAACTTTCTCAGGAATGTAATGCAGAGCTTCGTTATTAATGTGTGCCAAAGGATTCAAGAACATAAACTTCATCATGGTATTTGTAACTACTTCCATTGGTTTTCGGAAGTAACCAAGATTAACGTTTTGTGGATTCAGGTGGTCTTCTAGTACGTGTGCAAGTTTTGGATGAAAGTAAGTATCTTTAAACTGCGGAATTCTATCCTGTCCATGAAACTGTTGAAATCCTTCTGGAGGATTCTCTTTAGCTTTTGAGATAAACTCTGAGAATTCAGGTGACTTAACAGTCTTATCCAAGAACTCCATTTGATCATTGAACTTCTTTAGTTCCTGTGTCTTATATAACAGAGCTTCAATGCCATTGTCCAAGAATCGTTGATCAGTATGAGTTCTAGTCTCTTCTCCTTTAGATAACTTTAGATTAAACTCACGACCATCCGCAAGCTTAATTTTTTCTCCGGCCCCATAAGTACCTTCAAATTTACCTAGCTCATGAGCTTCCCCATTCTGCCAAGCATACAGCCTATTCCCTTTAGCCGAAACAACGGTTCTGTTCCCAGCTTGATCTTCAATTGTATGGAATGTCCTAGCTTTTACTGGGGACTTTCCAAGTGACTTCCCTCCAACCCAAGTCTTACTTCCTTCCTCTAAAACAGACTTTATCCTATCAATAAAACCACCCTTACCAAGGGCATATCGAGGAAGAACATCGTCTACAACATTAAATTCTTTCCCTTTCCAAGAAGAAGCTTTTTTCATCTCTTCTTCCCATCGTTGAAATGCCGGCTTTAGGACCTCATCTAATGCTTTGGTTTCATCTGGAGTTAAGTCTACTTTTTTACCTTCAAAAGCATCTGAAATTTTTGGGCCAATTTTATCTAGCCCCTTTTCTTTCATATACTCAACAGCCCTATTAACATTGTACTCTTCTAACTTGGCTTTATTCTCCAGAATATATAATTCATTATCAAGAGAAGTTCCAGCATTTTTAGGAGTATCAAATACTTCAGAAGGTTTAATCGGCTGCTGTGGTAATTCTTTTTGGTCTTTCAGGATATGGGATGTTATTGCATCGTCCCAAGTGAATCCTTCTTTTTTAACTTCGGCTGCTCTATTAACAGCCGCATCAACGACTACAGCTTTTGGTTTGTATGAAATCTTTTCACCAAACTTAGTTGGTGAAGTAGCTACTGCACTTACAGCGCCTGCCATAGCTACTTTCTTAGGATCAATTTTCCCTTCTTTAATGTATTCAGAGCCTGCCTCAATACCAGCCCCAGCAGCTCCATACAGGGCTCGTGCCTTGGCGGCAACACCTGTTCCGGGCCTCATCGTAAGCAAGTTGGGAGCTAACTCACCGGCAAAAGAAGCGTAAGGATGTTGCTTAGTTTCTGCAGCCCGCTGTTGTTGTCCAAACCCCAAGGATGCTTTTACATTTTCTGGTACTTGAGACATAATAGCTGATTGTGCTTTTCCTACAATAGCAGCCCCAGAATAGCCACCGGCTAGTGCTCCTACCAACCCAGCACCGGCCACACCCAAAGGCCCAAGAGGAGCTCCAAGAGGGGCTGTTAGTTCTGCACCAGCAACTGCACCAGCAAAACCACCAACAGAAGGAGCAGCGGATTCTACTGCCGATTTACCAAAGGCTTTTGCAGCAGAGGTCTGTGCTGGTTTCTTTCCTTCCAGATGAGACATAATCTTTTGTTTGGCTTCTGTAGGATCAGTCGTAGACATCTCATACTTTTGCCCTTGGTATTCATATATCGGCATAATTAATCCAGTTTAATTACATCTTGTTTACTTGGAGTATTCTTCTGTTCTTTTGTTAAGGAGGGTAAATCTTTTCGCATTCTAATACCAGAAGCCTCTGCATTTTTAATTACCCGTTTAAGCTCTCGATTATACTCATCTCGAACTTTTGATACTCGTTGTACAATTTCTTCTGGGGCAATCGGAAGCTTTTCAATTTCTTTTTCTTGTGCAATTCGTTTAGAATATAGGCTCTGCACATTGCGTTCGTAGTTTTGAACGTTCTTTGCATAGTCTTGATTCTTACGCTCATTCAAAGCTTCTCGTTGACGACGTTCAGCAGCCTCTTTAATCTGACGTTCTTTCTCTCGAAGATCAAGACCAGCCATTCTAATATCAAGATCGCGACGTTGCATATCCAGACGAGCAAGCTTAGTTTCGTTGTCGATCCGCTGCTTCTCTCGTTTCATCTCAGCATCTTCTCGATCTTTAAGAATCTTTTCTTGAACGCCCATACGACCAGTCATAGTCTTTGCTTGGGCAAATCGAGCATCTAAGTATGGTTTAGCAGAAGAATATTCAGTAAGATTAATCCCGTTCTTTTGTGCGTCTTGAAGTACTTGTCGGTAGAGCTTAGGGTTTTCAGATTGAAGTTTATCTAAAGCACCAGTTAAACTCTCTTGATCATAGACATTGATTACAGCATCAGAGAACTGTTCAGCATCAGTTTTACGTTCAGCCAAGGCACTTCTACGTAAACGATTAGCTTCCATAGAAGCATCTTTAGCTTGTTTCTCGTAGTCTACACCACCCAATCGACGATACATATCCGCTTCTTCATCAAGCATCTTTGCTCGACCAAGCATATCGTTAGTTTCATCTCCAGAGGAACCTACTGGGGTTTTATAACTTTCATGTAGGCGTTCTAGGGCTCCTTGTACTTTTTGTTGGGTCTCCAGTTGTTTATATTGCCTTTGGAGATTCAAAGCATTCATTTCTTTTTGCTGCTGTCCTAGTTGGAACTGTTGGGCCATACCCAAAGTACCAAAATAGGAATTAGCAAAATCTGCTAGTCCTGCCATATAACCTCCTTACCAAACAAAGCCAGACATCATGTCCGGATTAGCTGACCAGTTACCCATACCCATATCAAAAGTACCACCAAAGTCTGATCCCAAAGAGCCTCCAATGTCACCTCCCACAAGGCTAGTACCGGCAGAAGAACCTTGGTTAAATAGTGAAGATAGGCCAAACCCCTGAGCAAGACCTAAGCCAGCTCCAAGATTCTGCATAAATTGGTTGCCTTGATTTGTACTACCAACACCAGCAGTTTGACTAACTCCAGCCAAAGAAGCTAGACGATTCCACTCATTCCCATATTCTTGAGAAGCGGAGGCTTGCCCATAGTCCATCAAAGACTTCATCTGAAGACCAGACCCAAGCTGCCCTTGGGCGGCCAGAGAACGATTTACTGCTTCTAGTCCTTGGTCATATCTAAATTGATAACTAGGATCAGAAGGAGAGAATTGTTTTGATCCGGCTTGCAGGTCTGCTAATTGTTGACCAAAGTAACCTCGGTAGCCTTTAAATGGATCATAGGCTCTTGTACTTGGGTCTTCATACGAATCTCCTTGCATTAAACCGCCGGCTGCACCACCAAGCCCCATGCCAACAGCAGCACCAACAGGGCCACCCACCATAAAGCCCAGACCACCACCTAACAGTGTTCCAATACCTCCGGCATGTTCAGACAACCAACTCATTATCGTTCTCCAAAATCATAATCAATCTCAAGATAATAAGCTCTGAATGGAGTATTATCTGTGTGTGTTAGCTCAAAAGCCCGTCTTCGTGTTCTACCGAGGCGATAAATATTTGATCTGTCATTAGCAGTATCAAAGCTATAGTAACTAGACCAAGAGCTAAAGTCATCGTCTGTCCATCTCAGTTGTGGATTACCTATGTTTTTATCTGAGATAAAATCAATATCGTTTACAAACTTCCAGTTATTCGCCCTGTCAAATTCGTTAGTGACAATCTTTACTTGGATATTTGCAGAGTATTCTTGATATACTGTGTTAGACAAGGTTCCGATACTATTTGCATAAAGTCCAGAACTCGATCCAATACCTGCATACGCAACATAGTTACCAGCCGTCCAAGAGACACCCCAAGCAAAATCAGTTGGATGTATATTATTAACAGAGTCTCTAAGAAATGACCAAGACCCAGTGTCTGTGTCATAGAAGAGACCCAAGGAACCTAAGTAGTACCCATGATGCCCAGATAAGACGAGTTGACTACCAACAAACCCAGATAGAGTATTAAAAGAACTCAGCTTGTCTTTTATGTACCGATCTACTGCTGGAGTAGATACTTTTTTAACTGCATGTCCAGAAAGCATATAGACAGCAACAGCTCCTGATTGATCTCTCCCCAACCAGAAAAGGGAATCCTGTACTGTAGCAACTGAATTGGCTGCATAACAACCAATCTTCCCATTAAGATTTGGGACTGGGCTTAGTGGACTTGCTGGGGCAGCATTGGCTGCATCGTAGAAAGCAGTATATCCAATGGCACCAAAAGCAACAATATAATTAATGTACCGAACCAATCTTGTAGGATAGCCAACATCTATGTTTGGTTTAATCGCACCAAGGGCATTCCAAGTTGTAGGATTATTTAAACTTGAATTATACACATTTCCATCTACAGAATAGATGAAAAAGTACCCATCTAACCAAGCACTACCAGCCGCCAAGTTACTTACTGTCGGTTTCGTTACTGCGGCATTGGAGGCCTCAGAAAATAACTTAGTAGTACTATGAAGACTTATTTTTCCGTTTGTTGGGTCTTGTGATGCCCATAGTGGGTAGCCATTTTCTCCAAAGGAGAGTGTCCCATCTTGCCAAAGTTGTGTAGGAGAAGCTGGGTTTTTTAAAAGTCGTACATAGGGTGTTCCAGTTACTATATACGTTTCTACCCAATAGGTAAGCCCAGAGAATTCCCACATACCTCGAATAGGTCCACCAGAAGCCCCGGTTGGTGTATAGGTAGGAGTGAAACAATCTCGCTTCATTACTGCTGGGTCATCCCCTGCCTTCTCTACAATACAGTTTTGGAGCAGTGCATCGTAGGCAAGAGAGCCATTTCTAGTATTGATTTGAGAATCAGCAAGAGGAAGACGAACAGTTGTCATTATCTACGTCCTAAATACATTGATTGTGGATCAACAGAGAAGTATACTGACGTTTCTTCTTGTTGCCAGTCAAATGCCTTCTGTTTAAAATGGGCAGCTTTTTGAGTTACGTATTGTAGAGTTTGTTGGTCTACCCCGTATTCCAAAGCCACCTCTTCCGCAAGACTCCACTTCAGAGACAAGAACCATTCCTGGGGCACTTCAAAGTTTTGTGTACCAGCAGTGATGTCTTGAATTGGTCGTTGTACAGACAACCACAGAGTATAATTACTGTCTCCGGGAACGTTATAGCAATACAGCACTCCATTAGCTAGCTGGCTATCATAATACACTTGATTAACTATGCCAAGGCTTGCTTTATTGCCTAACAGCTCATAGGCAGATCGAGAGACTACTTCAACAGTGTTATCTAAAGCTGTCAGATTGTTACGCAAGAAAGCCGAGATAACCCGTGTTGGCCTGTAGCTAAGAACTGTAGTGCCAGTAGGGCCAATGGTATACGAAGAAGTGCCTGTCACCAGTGGAACCTGAATCCATTGTACTGCCCAAAGAGGAGCCCCATTGTCTGCCCATTGCTTCATTAGCAGATTTAAGGCTTGTCCACAGTTAGCCAAGTCTGTTGCATTAGCTGTGGATGCTTGATCTAAAACCGACAACGTTCGTAGAGCTGCATTGATAATATCATCCCTAGAGACAGTAAAAGAGTAAGTTCCAGAAGTAGGCATTATTCTTCCTTGGGTTTAGTTAACTCTACAATCTGTTGTTGTAATTGGGTTAGTTTAACTTTCAACATTACAATCGCATCTAGAGCTTCATTTCGTTGTTCTGCCATTGCACGCAGAGCAATGTTTAGTTCTGTTTCATTCATGTTGAATCCTTACACATTGTATACTGGAACTTTGTAGTTAGTTCCATTGATAGAAATTACCAAAAAAGTATATGGGTTTGCAGGCAACGATGCACTGCCGCTGGAAGCAGTAAAAGATGTTGTAGAATTAAAAAAGTTTACGATACCATTCAAATTGGGTCGATTACTAATGAAGGTGTCTGTTGCATTAATAGCAAACACATTAGTACTGGCTGTGGTGTAGTACAGATATGAACCATTGTGCCAGAAGTAGTTAGTACCTACGGGGCCGTCAAACTTAAAGGATTGGCCGGGGGCCACAGACCCGCCAGCAGTCATAGAGGCATGTTTACGGAAATATTGATATGTACCATCAGTCTCAGCAATCAGAGAGCCACCACACCAAGTCTGTAAACTTCCTAGCTGTGGGTTAACACTGATGTATGTATCTCCTGCTACGTTACCCCACAAAGAGTTTTTGGCTACATCTGCCCCATAGTAACTGTTAAAATAAATTCTTTGTCCTGCGGCCAGTTGTACTGCTGCCTGAGAAAAAGAGGAAAAATCCGCCATTGTGAAATTAATGCCGGTTTTCCATTTACCAATACCAGAAATTATAGCATCACCGGCTTTAGTAGCTTCAGATTTATATAGTGCTCCGATCCAAGTAGTGCCATATGGATTTGTAGTACTATTCTGAACTACTATAGCAGCCCCAGAACTAAATGTATTCTGAAGCACATTAGCTAAAGTAATTGTGGTGCCAGCCACGTTAGCCACAGTATTAACAGAGTATACTTTACCGTCTGTAATAGTTAGTACAGAATCACCAGCCACAATACCAGTATTACTGCCAACTACAATAGAGGTAGCACCAGCAGATGCCCCAGAAGACAGAGTAGTTCTATATCCTTGGCTCTGATAAATTACTGTTGCACCACTTGAATACGCATAAGTCAATGGTACAGTTAAGTTTACTGTAGTACCCGAGACAGACGAGATATACTTTGTTTCGGACGTAGTAGAACCAATAATAGTAATAGTACCGCCAGAAGACAACATACCAGTAGCAGAAGTCACAGAGACACTAGAAGCCCCAATAGATGCTCCTGCTGATAGCGTAGTGGTAATAGAACTTCTTGGGTCTGTAGTTCTTTGAAAGCTATTCACATGGCTAATGGCGCTGATGTTGGAGTTACCTAAGTACGTAGTATCCAACATGTTAAACTCTGTTGAGGTAAGGTATACACCATCGTTACCTCCATACAGATCACCACCAATAATACCCCCAGTAGCTTTTGCATACATGTGAGTTTGGCCGGCTTGGGAGTTGGTCGTATTCCAAACAGCCATCCGCCCAGTCCAGCAGTATGAGTCACCACCACCATAATGATTTACTTCACTGAACTCTTGTTGGTTCATTGTACGAATATGTACAGCTACTTTATCACCAATAACATACGAGTTAGCTAAAGCTGGGGTAATTGAGATTACATTACCTACCACATTAGTAACTGTAACAGTCTCAGCATAGCCGACAGGATTAGCTCCATTAGAGAGGCCTAGTGAAGTGCCGATTGTACAATCTGTTGGTACAGAATTTACTGTAAAACTTGTAGCCCCTGCACTGGCATTAGTAGCGAATAAAGCATCAATGCCAGAATGCCCTGCGTATGTGCTAAACCGTTTAAATTCTGGGGTTGTGGGGGCGTTAAAGTAGAATTGTGTAAGGCCGTTACGGACATTACCCAAGACATTACTTTGAACATCTACATGTGTAATGTCACCGTCAATACCGTAGTTGTTTATATTGGTGGATACTGGAGCAGTAGTGATGTTACTGTAGGTCTGCCCGTAGTAAACACCGTCCAAGAGAATCCGACCATCACCATAATACTCTTTAGTCAGTGGAACACTAGTTACTTTATAAGTGCCATTAGGCAAGAAAATCTTAGCTGCGGAGCTAGCCTCTGCGGCAATAAAAGCAGTTGCATTCTCAGTAACCCCATCACCGACTCCGCCAAAAGAAGTAATAGTGGTTACGGCAGAAGATACCCCACCAGAAGCAAGTTGAGCAATGGCATTCTGTACATTAGTAGCAGTTACTGTACCGGTAGGAGTAACCCCAATTAGAGAAGCCCCTGTCTGTGCAGTAAGACCAAGATTAGTTCTAACATCGGCTGGACTTGTTGGGGCAGTACCCCCAAGACCAGTACCAATGGCTCTGTAAGTTGCGTTGTTAACGTCCTGAGCCCAGTTGGTAGAGATCGGAGTTACTAAGGATTGAAACGTAGTATCTGACATAATTAATATCCAAATGGAAGAGGAACATCTACCCGAGCACAATCTACAGCAGCACCATCTACTATAGAGCTGCTCGATAGGGGTGTACAGAAGGCAATAAACTGGTCAGGTGCTTCTGGTCTGGAGATAGACACACATTGGTTGTCCTTTACTCCTCGTACAAAGTCTTGTGGGTGTCTTGGTTCCCAATCACGAGGACAAGTAATAACACCATCCCATCGTTTTCGCATCTGCTCTGCTTTATACTGTTGGCCACAAACTTCGCAGATGAAATTCCAAGACCCCGATTTGTAGTAGCTTGTTGCCATTTTAACTAGCCTTTAAACGCTTCTTGTCCATCTGCCCATGTACCCCACTTACCTTTGGTGGAGTACTCTCCTGCCTGCCCTTTACGTGCCTGTAACACCGGCATATGATTAGCATTGGAGACAATAGGATCAGATTTACCAGATTTAGAAGAACTTTGTTTAGTAGTGGTTTGCTTAGAAGAAGAGGTAGAGCCTCCTTTACTGGAAGCCCCACCACTCTTACTAGCACCACCACTAGTTGCTTGTGGTGCCTGTGCCATGATTAGTTATACTCAAAACCAAGTTGGAACGAATCTACGTAGGCTGTACGTGCATTAGCAGTAGTATTAGCTACACCACCACCGGCATACAACGGAACCAGCGGCATGATGTTATCTACTGCGCCAGCCTTCGGTTGGATCGGAGCTTGACCAGTAGTCAACTGGTTAGTTACTACAAAGCTCTTGAACGAAGCATTAGCTGCAGTACCACCCGCAGTAATAGAAGTAGTACCACTTGGACCAATCGACATTACTGTTTTACCATTAACACCAATGTACAGATTACCTTTACCGTCGTAGTATTTACTCAGAGTAATCCAAGGCAAGATGGTGGCAGCAAAAGTACCAGCAGTGTAACCAGAACCGGCAGCAGTAATGTATGGAGCATACAGACCGCCACTACGTAGTTGACAATATGCTTGAGCACCAGTTCCACCAGTACCAGTTACTTGCAGATATGGAGCCTGCTGATAACCAGAACCACTTGTAGCAACAGCAATACTAGTCAAGGTAGTACCAGAGGTATTGAAGGTCAATGTACCGGCAGTACTCGAAGTATCACCATAAATACCAGATGGTTTAGCCAAATCTGCAATGTTGGTAAAGGTAGTAGTAGTACCAGCTTTCTTGATAATCAAGTTAACAGTAGTGCCACCGGACGGTTTCAGGAAGTAGATACCATCAGTAACCGAACCAGAACTCAGATCAACGTTATTAGCTTCACCAAGATACACGTTAGTATCAGAGATGGTACTAGGAACTGCAATAGTACAGCTAGTCCAAAGCTGATTACCGGGCATATATACTGCTGCCTGAGCGCTAAGACCAAACATGATCTTATCTGCGGCAGTTGCACCAGTAGTGCTGAGAGTCAGACCACCGTTGTTCCATGCAAGAATTGCACCAGAGCCGTTAGTCTGGGTAATAGTAAAATCACCAGAACGGTAAGGAACAAACTCATTGATCAGAGAAACTTGGTTAGTGGAAGGTACTGTTGGAAAAGATGCCAAAGTATGTTTTGGCTGAAATGTGGATACACCACTTGGAAAACGAACAGGTTGTGCCATTATTACTCCTTAGTAGCGTTAGGCATTTCTAACGATGTATTGTACATCGCTACTATGTTTATTGTTTCTTGATGGACTTGCCACCAATCAAACGTTTCTTTTTACGAGCAGGTTCTTTTTGTGTCTTGACTTGCTCATCTCGTTTCTTACTTTTCATTACGGACATTCGGAATCCTCTAAAAGAAAAGGGGCCGTTAAGCCCCTCTTCTATTACTCATTACGGCCCATTGCTGCCATATACCGCCCGTGGATCAGTCCAACCAAACGAGTAACGTTCGTATGCCATTGCTTTAGCATTCTTGGTGTCGAAGTCATTGTCTTGAGTGAAGCTAATACCTTCACGCTCATAGTACTTCATACCATTCTGAACGTTAGTACGAATGAACCAAGCCTGTGGCGAAGTAAAGTAGTGGTTCAGTTTGATGCCCATCGGCAGAGCATTAGTAGCTTTAATAACGTTGATATCGTTATTTGCAGTACCAGTCTGATATACCGATTTCAGAATACGATTAGCATTGTACCAGTTAGCCGGGGCAATATGCAACGACTTAGGCATCAAGTTAATCAGCAGGCCACGGTCATCTTGTGCCTGCATAATCTGAATAGTGATATCTTCCAGAGCAGCTTCCGACAAGTCAGCATCTACTGCCAGCTTGTTCGACCAAGTGCCGCCCGAAGTATTAATATGGGCAGTGCTACACAGAGCAACGCCGTCACCACCAACATAAGAACTGTTAAATGCACGGTTGTAGATATTTGCAGCAACACGTTCTTTAGTTTGGCGGAAACCGCGTGCCAAGGACGCAGCACGAGTTTTAGAAACTGCTTCATACAGATTGTCCTGAAGTTCTTCATGAGTCACAATATAACCAAGAGCGTATGCTACGTGGGTATAGCGAGTCAAGAAGCCTTGGATTTCCGAATCATATTGAACCGGAGCGCCTTGTTGTTTTGCGGGAGCAAGACCAAAACCTACGATCTGTACATCTTCTTCATATGCCTGATTCGACGAAAAGGTATCGAAGAGATCAGTATATTCAGTTTGGTGGTCTTGGTACGATTTACCCCACCATGCGTTCACCCCAGGCCAAAGTGCCTTAGGATGATTGCTTGTCATAATTACGCCAGCCATCTATTTCTCCTTAATTATTATACACCAGCAGTGTTATTGCCAAGTTCATGCTGGTTAATCACCACATAGAAGCGAGCATAACCAGAGGTCAGATCATTATCCGGCGACCACGGGGCACCTACCAATTTCAATGGCAATGCTTGAGTAGTATTCGCCGAAGCAGTAGTCAGAACAGTTGCCGAGTGCAGCACACCACCAGAAGTAGTAAGAGAGCTAGTCGGGGCAGTATTGGTGTAGCCAATGTTCTTGTTCAGAGCAGTGCTTGCCAAAGTACCCGAATCAGCCTGCGCTTCAAAGATAACGGTCGGATCATCTACAACCCAAACATAATATGCCTGAGTCTTAGTTGCCGGAATATACGCAATATTCAAGTTGTTAGGATCAAAGGCACCTGGGAAGTTACCACCCGGAGTCGATGGAGCAGTACCAATACCTACAATAACACCACGAATGTTACCGGTAGTTACTGCACCACGAGCTGCCGACAAAGTAACACCACTGATACCAGTAGTCAAATCCCCGGTAGCTGCCGAGATTACTGTATCACCAATGCCGTAGGCGTTAGTATCCGCCTGTGCAATGTAATACACATTAGTTTGTTGGTTCCAAGAAGCACCGCCGGTATGCTTTACCGGACGAAGGCCAAATGGAGCATTTACGTTAGCCATTTAGTTTTTTACCTTTCAGTTTTAGTACTCATACGAATCCCTTGTTTAGGGACATAACGTTGTTGGCTAGGGTCGCTCTCAAATGTACCATTCTTAATTGCGTACTCAACTCGATCAATGTTCTTTTGCAATTCCAGTTGATCTTCTTCGTACCACTCTTGTCGAATCTTCATAAGATAAGCAAACAAACCTTCGCCATTTTCAGTTGTACCAACAAGAACCTTTAGACGAGTATCCTCGCTATCCTGACCTACTTCTTGTGGAGCAACGAATTCATAGCCACCCTGTTCTGCAGCATAGACACGACCAGCTTCATCATTAACCCAATGCAGATGATAACCGGGAATGTCTTGGTAAACAGACAACTTACTACGAGGAACACCAAACGGAATCCGTTCTTTACGTGCAGCTCGTTTCTGTTCTGGGGTGGTGGTCTTTTCTTGTTCTACAACTTCACTTACTTGGGCAGTTCGTGCCATTATCTTATTCTCCGAAATAATCTTTTACATACTGATCTTTAGAAAGCAAACCTTGCTTTACGAATTTATCGCAAGCTTGTTTAGCTTCTGCAGGAAGGTCAGCATAGCTTTTCTTAGAAGTGCTACCACGGCTAGGAGTAGAAACATCTACAGGACTAGGACGAGCACTTGGGCGTACTTCTTTTTTGAATGTTGATTGTACTTTCTTTTCTACTTCTGCAAGAAAGTCAAGGCCAACCAATTCAGGTTTTTGTTTACGCAGACGTTCTGCAAAACCATCAGCAAAGACAGTCATATCTTCGTCAGTACCATACCACTGGTTCTGTTCACGCCATTGAATGAAAACCGGGTCTACTTTTGGCTGCTCCTTTGGAGCTTTTACTTCTGGGAGTTTTTCTTGTTTAAGTTGATCGATTGCATCTTCAATTTGAACTACTCGATCACCGTCACCTTCTGCAATAGCTTCTTTCTTTAGCTCACGAAGATCACGAAGGGCTCGATCATACTCTCGTTTAGCAGTCTCTTGATGAAACTTACTGAACTCAGTCATAGTCTCACGAAGCTCAGTAAGTTCAGCCTCTAGAGTAGCATTTCGAGTATTTAGTTTTTCCAAATCCTTTCGCAAGAAGCCATTAATCTCTCGGCCTTTACGCAAGAAAGTATCTGCATCACGCCATTGATTAGGGTCACCATGAAATTCTTCTTGTGGAACCCACCCAAACTTACGGGCTTCTACCTCTGCTGGATTTGGTGTTGCAACATCAACTACTACATTTTCTTCACTCATTTATTATCTCCCAGAACTGCCAACACATCTCGGTCATGGATCAGACGATACTCAACATCGTCATTGCCTTTACGAATCATGCCTGCGTATTTAGCAAAAATAACACGGTCACCAACCTTACAGCGAGGTTTACTTTCCCCCAAATCTGTAAAAGCATCTGGTGCAATTGCAATTACTACTCCGTCTGTTTGTGCCAGCTTAAGTCGATCAGACTCAGAAGCAGTGGTCAGTACGATACCAGACTCTGAAGTTTCTTCTACCGGATCAGGAAGAATAACTAGAACCGTACCTACGGGAGTAATTCCACATTTATTTTTAGCCATCAAATCCCTCTTTAATTGTCTCATAATCTAACTCAAGTACTTGGGAGAGTGCTCGATACATGCCCAATGCTTCTGCGTTAAGCTGTACTGTACCGTCTGCACTCTCTGTAGTAAACCCACCATTAGCCCATTGGCGTTGAAGCTCCTTCTGGGCCTGCTGCAGGTAACTGAGGAACGCCTTGGTTGCCGGATGGATTTGCCATTCCTGCCATTCGTCCAGTGTCACTACCTTCTCCTAACTGTTTTTGCAGGATTTCTATGACCTTCAGAATCCCATCTTGGTGGTGTTTTGCTGCACCAATCTGAGCTTGAATAAGAGCAACTGTGTGTCCTGCTTTCACACCATCTGCTTCAGCCAATGCCTTAACTGCGTCTGCTTCTAGTTTCAGAATCTTAGCACGATTAACTTCTGCTTCCTGCATCAGTTCCATTTGTGCCATCTTAGCCTTCATCTGCATATCCATTTGCTTAACTTGTGCCTTCATCTGTTCAATCTGAACTTTCGGATGTGGCTGAGGCGGAATTGCATTCGGGCCTTTCGGATCAGGGAATACTTGATCAATATCCTGAACCTGCAGAGCTGTGAGATATCTTTTCTCAACTTCGTATTTATTATATCCCTGTGTAGACATAGAAGCTTGCTTCAAGGCCATTGCTTGTTGTAGTTTCTGAGTATCTGACACCATGTATGGGTCAGCAGCAGGGAAAATAATTTTGGAGCTATACATGTAGTCTTTACGCTGTATAGCCCCAACACCAGCGAACATTGCATCGAAATCATTTTCATCTGGTAAGTAAATCTGATTCAAGCGATATAGCTTTCTGAATTCAGATTTTAGTGCTCGATATGTTCGTTTAAAGATGCCGTTAAATACACGCTCACCTTCACGAATCATTGCATCCATCGTACCTGTCTTAGTGTTCTGACCTACGTTCTGACCTGTCATTGGGTCAGTTGCCATTCCGATCCGCTCACCGTAGTCAATCAGCAATCCTAGGAGTTGGAACAGAACTGCACTAGGCTCTCGCACTGGCAATGGGTAAATGCCTTTTGCTAGATCGTCCCCAGTCGAGTCTACTCGCTTCCATTCAAACGGACGGAAAGAATGATCACCTCCTTTCAGTTTAACACCACGGCCCAAGAAGCCGCCTGCTGTATTTGAAAGAGTACCAGCATCAATAAGCTGGTTCAGAATGGTATCAATAGATGCGTTTAAAGGGCCCAGTAATACGCCAAAACCCAGATCATAAATACCTCCGTCTGGGCTGGGGATAAAGGGGAACTTAGTATAATACTGTTCAGCACGAATGCTGATAATTGTCTTTCCGTCTGAGCCATACGTGATGGAATCGTCAAAGTATCGAGCAACAATTCGGTAAACCTGTTTCGTATCTTTTCGAACGGTAACCACGTAAGGTTCTTCGTAACCATCACCATCCAAATCCAGAAAGCAATGTTGCTCCAAGAACTCAAGAGGCTGGATAGGATCACTGCCAGGACGGACAATACCTTGAGCTTCAGCTCGTGCAGCTTCGAGGACATCAGCTCCTTCCTGTGCAGGAGGCGGTGCTTCTTCGTAATCTACATATAAGCCACGGGCTACACGCTCATACACATCGTTATGTGTCAGGTAAATGATTTCTGTGATTCGAGGAGAAGTCTCTAACGATTCTGCATAGTACGGAATGTACAAGTCTTTAGCTAGAATGTTTTTAGATACGTTGTGTCCTTGAACAGGATCGTAGTACGATTTCTTAAAGGCACAGCCAATAATTGGTTGGGTAATCAGTACCCTATCCATATTGTCTTCCCAAGCTTCGTCTTCTTCAAGAAGCTGATATGACATGTGGGCTTCGATACGATCTGCTGTCCGCTGCAATTCTCCATCTGGGTCTTTAGCAAAGACTTTACATTTAACAATGTCAGAGCCGGGTAACAGACTTGGATATGCTCGTGCATGGTACTGAAGAGCTGCAATAGTAACCAAAGGAAATTTTACGTTACTAGCACCAATCCAAGGAAATGTTTTGTCCTCTGCTACTTGAAGAGCAAAGTCCAAAGACTCTTTCATCTTGTCTTCCCAAGGACCACGAGACTGAGCATCAATATCCCATCCTTCCCAGACACGATTACCAATCTCTGCTAGAGTTTCAGAGTCGATCTGATCTGCTACATTAGGAGACGTTAAGAGCGTCTCACGTTTAATCTTAACGTCAATCGTCATTTATTTTTTACCTTTTCGTTCAGCTTCTTTCTTTGCTAAACCTTCTAAATAATCTTGGTCAGTATATGTTCCACCAATATCAGACCTTGACTTCTGTAGCCACCACAACTTAGATTGGTTATCCGGAAACAGTTTCTGGCCTACCGGACTTTGAAATATTGACATCCCAGCAGGTAAAAGTGCCTCATATGCCTTTAATTGGGCAACAATTTCATCCGGTTCTTCTTGCCCAGAAATTGCATGGCGTTCACGAGAAGTTAGGGGAGAAATAGAAAAACGTTTAAATCTTTCTACAATAGACTGAACCGTATTTTTTTCTTGTTTGGTTGGTTCTTCTTTTAACAGGTCTACATTTCCCTCTAAACGAAGATGTGAGTATTCTAGTTTCCGTCGATGTTCCATCTCATGGACAAGAGTTGAAATCTCTTTATACTTCAAAGAAGAGTCTGGATTAATTCTAATATTTCCCCAGAGGTCAGTATCTCCTCCTACTCGAAATGGTAGGGTTGAATCCGCTGTTGGTGGTGTCTTTCCCCCCAAATACTTATTTTGATGTAAGTATGTTCCCGGTTGACTTGTAAGATTAGACCCGTATTTTTCTGGTCTATATCCTAAGTCTTTATAGTTTTGTGTGCCGGCGTAGGAGAGATCATTTTGCATAGAGTCAGCCTGGTACCTACGAACGTCTTTAGGTATATACTTATCGACTATAGAATTTAGTAACGTCCAGAAAGTATCGTTTGCCATAGTTAATATCCAGTGTAAGTATTTCTACCATTTTCAGCAACAGAATCTTGTACCTCTTCCCAATATTCTTCTTCCTCTACTTCATGATCAGTAGCAGCTTCGTACATCTTATCGAGCATCAAACCCATATAAGCTAGAGCATCTACTTGGTCATCATGACGATCACGAGGAAAGCGCATAAGCTCTGCTTCGAGGTCTGGATACCAGTCTGCAGCTTTATCAAACTTAACAGCACCAATACGCATACGGGCTTGCATTGATCGTGTACGAGTTACTTTGTCAGCAGTAGGTTTAAGAAGGGTTATGTTTACGTATTGATGTTGTTTGACCATTTCTTCATTTAAGAAAGGGCCAATAGACTTTTGAATGTTACCGGCCTCTATGCCAAACAACATTGGTTTGTATGTTCTGTTAAGTGCTAAGATCATATCTACGATCTCTGCAGCATCCATACGATTACGTACTACATTAACAATCTGAAGTCTACCGTCTTCATCCATACCAGCAACACAGAATACTGTATAGTCTGATCTTTGTTTCTGGGAGATTGCTAGGTCACATGTAATATAATAGTTTAAACGTTTTTTACGATCTTCTTCTTTAACAGGAAGAAAATCAGATTTGCGGAAGATGGTGTTAGATTCATCGAGAGGAACATTCAAGAATTCTTGGGAGTAGAGGTCTACCATCCCTTGTTGAATGTACTTCTCTTTTTCTAGTTTGAGTTTCTCTTTGGAGAATCGTGTAGGCCAGAGGATAGCCGAATAGTCTTCGTTATGTGCTCTGTACTTTACAGACTTCCAAGGAGTTCTGTGATTTGTGTATTCTTTGAGTTCTTCTTGTACTAAGAACTTTTGTTTGTTTGTGGTATTGAGTTGATTCTCAGGCATCAACGATTCGAGCAATGAATCGAGGTGAAGAATTGTTCCCACAACTCGTACGATACCAGTGTCACTGAGGCAGGGAAGAAGAGCACCATTAAACCAGCGTTTAAGTTTCTCTCGGCGATCTCTGTTGACCACGGCTTCGTCATTCTCAAGGTCATCAACCACAACGAGGTTAGGTCGTTTATTGTTCCACTTAAGACCCCGGAGCTTTTGTTCTGCCCCTTTTGCTTGGATTCGGAATCGGTGGCCATCCATACACTCCACAATGACATCATCCTCAGTATCCTTTACAAACGGAAGTTGTACACCAAAGAGTTGTTGAATATCTTCGTTATCCTGAATCTCTTTTTTGATGTCCGCTAAGAACTGAATCGATTGAGTAACAGTATCAGATACGATAAGAACATAATCACGTTCACGAAACAGACAAGCAGCTAAAGTATATGTATGTGTTACTGCTGTTGACTTTGCATGACCACGAGGAGCAGCTATGGCTACGTAACGAGACTTGTCACAACAGTATGTCCAGAGTTCTCTGTGAAAGTCTGGGATAGGACTTGGATTATCAAAGTTCTTACGCAAAGCAGCATTACAGAAACCTTCGATAACCTCTGCTGTAAGAACTCTTTCCATTAGGCTATGCCACCTTTCTTATTCCGTTTGTAAGAACGGTTAGTAGACTTAGAGACTACACGAAGATTAGAAGTTCCGTTAGAACCACCTTTAGACAGAGGTTTCTTGTGATCGACATCACGTCCATCGCCTTTAGAAGCTTTGCCGGCAGCTACCATAGAAGCACGAGCTGAATTTCGTTTAGCACGATTTTTCTTCTGTTCTGGTGAACTATGGTACTTCTTATACTCATCCTTATAGTCCCGTACCTTACGAGGCATCTTCTTTCTCCTGTGAAATTACTTCACCTTCAATTGTTTTAGCTGCCGAGAACTTAGCAAACTCAGAAGCGAGTTGATTAATGCGGTCTGCAATGTTATGGTTCTCTACAATTTTTGTAGGTTGTTTACGTAAGATTTGTCGTTTGTCAAAGAGATCAGAAGCTACTTTAGTTGCTGTCCTAGCAGACATTGGCATACGTTTAATTGTACCTGTCTTCTGATCAAACAGGTATTCACCATTCTCTACTCGATCAGCAATCAAGTCCATTGTCTTCTGGATGATCTTAGTAGTCTTAGAATCGAGGGCTGCTTCATCTTCATGTTGAATCTGTTCCCGTAGCTCTTTCCACCAAGCAGCTTCTCTCCACTTTCGGATAGTGTCGATAGGAACACCTGTAGCAGCAGCAGTAGCTGTAGGAGAACCTGTTGCAATAAAAATTGTACAGGCTTCAATCTTCTTAGCTTCTGACCACCAACCACTCTTAGACCCAGAGTTCTTTCTGGGGACAGGACGATAGCGAGCAGGATCGTATGTAGACATTTCTCTTTTCTTTCTTTACTGTATATACATAATATTATAACATAAATCAATTATACTTTCGAATCTTTTTTTGTCAACTGAGTCATATACTGTGCAATCTTCATTAATTCCTCTGGGGTTGCATCATTTTTAATCCTGTTTGCCCTCCAAGAAATAATTTGTACATTATCTGCTGTATAGCCCTTGCTAGGAATAATTTGATCTAAGGATGGGGAAGAATCCGATCTAATAAACGCCTGGACACCGAGGCCATTGTAATTTAGTTCAATACCCAAAATGGGACAATGACTGGGCAAAGAGATGGAATCTAAAATTTTCATTCGTGTTTCTTCAGATATTTTTTTGTTTGTTAATAAATGATTTAACCAATACACAGAGGCTGGTTTATCTCGAAGATAATTCTTTCTTTCTCTTAGGGGTGTTGGAATTCCATATTTGGTTAGAACTTGATATATTCGCTGCTTAGAAACAGCATATCTTTCCCCAATCTCTTCTAGTGTTCTTTCTTCCTTTAGCATCTGTTTAATTGTATCTAATTCCAAAACCCATTTAGTACCCATTAAAATCTCCTTGACAAAATAATATCCTATACTTAACATTATAGCATACACGAAGAAAAAAGTCAAGTACTATTTTAAGTTTCTAGAACAGGAAGTGAGCGAAGCGAACCTTTCTGTAAACAGAGTGAGTGTAACGAACGCAATCTAATTTAAACAGTGTTCTTCTTTTAGAAAAATAAGTATTGACAAATTATAAAATATAGTGTATAATCTATTTATATATTATATTATATTTATAGTATATTATATATATTATATTATAGTTATAGATATAGTTATATTTAGATATATAATAAATTATATTTCTTTTCTTTTAGATATAGATATATTATATTAATTAATAATAATAGACTGTTAGAAAACAGTCACTGCGGGGGTGGTATCCCGCAATAACTTGTCAAGCACATAAAACATATCCTGTCTAAATAGTAGAACACCCCTACTTTAAAATCTGTAGAAATTTTAGTAAGGTGTGTGAATAAATAAATAATCCATTCTTTTTTATCCCTCCCCTCCCCTATTCTTATATTCAAATATAATAAATTACTTATTGTCGGACAATCTAACAGTAGGGCTGTCTAACAATTAAATTGTCTAATTGTAGGATTGTCTAACAATATAAGTGCTTGATTGTCTAACAATAAATCAAGGGCTTATACTATATACATACAGCACCAAGTACTGTATATAATTACAGTAGCTATCAACCGGCTGAACTCAATAGAAACTTTCAATTGGCTTCCTGTTTTGTGCTAGTTCATAATGCAGTCATGTTCAGTGAGCGACCTAATTGGCGACTGAACTGAGCAGCAAAGGTCATCCGTGACCGGATTAAAATACTTGTTGCTTTCTGTGCTTGTTATATGTATAGTTCAGTTAAGCCCACAACGGTGCTTGAGTTGCACGGTCTTTAAAAATATGGAAAGTCTGTTTAATACAGATCAAACGTAATAGGCTAAGTTTAGCATAGGCCTAATTACGTCTGTATTATTCAGCAGGATAGATAGATCAATAGCTAAGCTACGATCAAACTAGATTCTCTCTGGTTTATTACTAGCACATGCTTGATTGTATCTTGTACCGAACACGATGCCTTTCGCAGAAATGAATATATGCTTGCCATGCCAAGCAATTATTCAAACTATGCTGGTATCAGTAGGATACATACTTGATATAGTCTTGCGTGTGGATTTACTGTAATAGATTGGATTGTGGACTAATCTAGTGGGATTATGCTTAGGTGAAAATATTGATTAATGCTATTAACGCTTAATTTTATGCTAAATCGTTGTTGTAGACGAAAACTACAGGCACTCTAGTCTCCCTGTTTATGTATAGGCATGGCTCATATGTAAATATAGACTGAGTGAACATCTAACAGGGCATTCTTATACCCTGTTTCATGTTCATTCTATAAGGATTAAATCATGTCTTATACGCAAATCACTAAAGCTAAGTTTAGTAGTTTACTAAAACTGGCGGTTACCAGCTCGAACAAAGCTGCGGCTGCCTTTCATGAAGCTGGTCTGTTTGCTGTTTACCAAAGCATTGCACATGGTAACACTACACCGGCTCTTGACCTTATTCAGGCAATGCCGAAGAGCCAACGCCGTGAGTCAATGATTAAGTGGCTGGAAGATTTGAGCTGGTGTCGCTTTAAACGGGATGCTAAAGGCAACATCGAAGGTATTAAACTTCATAAAGCCAAAACAATCACAATTGAGTTGCTTGATTCGCATATGGAAAAAATTATGTCCATTCCATATTATGAATACTCCAAAGAAGCTAAGCCGGAAAAACCGGTCTGGAACTTCTTTGACAAGCTGGCCGATCTCATCAAGCAAGCTGAAAAGCACATGGAAAAGGGCGATAATTCTGTTATTGATCCTACTGATCTTGATGCGGTTAAAACTCTGGCAATCAAACTTGCCCTGAAACATACGGGCAATGTTGAACACGCACAGTAAATAAATACAAAGCCTGTTAGGTAAAACTAGCGGGCTTTAATTTATTTATTTCCGTAGTACAACTAACCAAGAAAGGCATCGTATGAAAGCAAAATGTACCTGTAAACATGAATATCAAGACAAAAAGCATGGTCAAAATATTCGTGTAGTAACTCCAAAACAAGTTGTACAAAACCGACAGCCAGAATACACCTGTACTGTATGTGGCAGTAAACACACAAAACTTGTGGATTAATGTAACACTAAAGCCCTTTGATTCATTTCAGGGGGCTTTGTTATTTACATTTCTATTATGTCCACCGTTTACGAAGGAAACGTATATGAACATTACCGTTTTTGAAGTAACAGTCCTACTCGAAGTTGTTATCTACTTGTGGAATTATTCTAAGCAGATTCCAGAATAAGCCACCGTTACGGAGTAACGTCGATGTGCCCAAAACATTCCTATACAGGCCCCGGAACTTATCGGATTAGCTACATAGTCCATAGTTTTGGCTGGTCTTATGCAGACTCACAAGAGCCATACATTTCTTCTCTGGATGATCTTGAAGATGTACTGGCTAAAGACTTTTCTGTTTTTGAGGTAACAGAAATCAAGCGAATTCATTGAGAATCAATTTTAAGGGCCCTAGAAGCCCTTTCTTTGTCTTTCTAAGGGGTAGACATAGGGAAGCCTCTATAAATTGATTCTAGGCCAGCTAGTGTGGCCGGAAAAGCCATCTCACGGGTATTAACTCAAAGGTTGAAAGTCGAACAATGAATTACAACAAATTCTACGACGCCGTAGCCGCAGAGTACGGGCCGGAAGTCGCGTTGGCGACTATCCAGATTCTAACTATCAACATGACGACCAAGACCAAACTGAAAGACTTCAAGACTGCCGGCAGGTTCACTGAGAAGATCAAGCGCAAGGCCAAAGACTTGTTGTGGGAGTGCGACCCACAAGTCATCCAGCAGGCACTCGCCTGTTGGGAAGTCAGTAATTCGTGGCAAAACCGACAAAGCCTGCAGGGTATGGGCGGCTGTGAGGCCAAGACATTCAAAGAACTGATTGAGGCTGAAGGGAAGTCGAAGTGAAAGTCAGAACAGCAAACCTGACGGATGCCACTCTTGATTAGGAGGTAGAGATACTAGATATGAAACCATATTTCTATGAACTGGAAAAGTATAAGCCAAAACCTAATCCATTCCCTTGACCGGGAATTTTGACTAAAAGGAAAAATTACTATGACACCAGAACGTGCTAAAGAGTTGTTGCCCATTATTCAGGCTTTTGCTGAAGGTAAAACAATTGAGTGTAATCACTATATAGATAACATCTGGGTATCCGTTTCCAATCCTTCTTGGGTCGAAGGATGTCATTATCGTATCAAACCTGAGCCGGTATACGGTTGGATTTGTATCGTCAAATCTAATGCATCCCTTACTGGATATGTGAATTCAAGTATTTTTGCATCTGAACATGCTGCAAAAGCACATGCAGAACAGGCCAAAACCTTCCACAAGATTGTGAAAATCAGATTGGATAATACAGATGAAAACTTATTTCTATCAGCTTGAGAAGTATAAGCCAGTCAATGAACACAAGTTTCAGAACATTTGTGTTGGTGTTCTGTTGGCTATCCTGATCCTGTTTGCTTTGTTTGGGTGACTATTTTAGGAGATGAAATCTAATGCCGACAAAAACTGTAAAAAATAAAAAGAAGTTCCGACAACTGGAGTCGGGCGTAAAAGTTATGAGCAAGGCTAATAAACTGGCCTTATTTGCAACTCTTTCTCTTTGGAATATCAAATGAAAACAATCATCATCAAGTCTGAATACATCGAGCAACAAGGCTGGCCAGAGTCTTTGAAAGGTGCTCTGCGCTTGGTTCGTAAAGAAACGAACTTGGAGTATCGTATCAGTCAGCAAGGCGAGCGTGCCCTTCGCCGTATCCCTAAAGACCAAGTCTCCGAAGTTTCTTACGGACAAGAAGCAGAAGAGATTGTACTTCCTACTAACATCTCTGGCTTGCTTGATGCTGCAAGTCGTTTGTATGGTTCCGAGTTCTTCAAGCCATTCTTTTTGCCGAACAAACAGTTTGTTGTTGTTGGTACGTCTAATCGTACTATGCGAGATGGCGAAGTAGAAGTTACCCACCAGTTCTACGAGATTGAACACAAAGGTAGTACATACGAGCTGCCAGTCTGGTGTTGTATTCCCATTCCACCACAACCGATGGGCGAACAAGACGTAGATAAGTTTGTTCGTAAGTTTGGCTTGGAGAAGTTCCAAGAAGTTATGGGCAACCTGTCTCAGATTGTCAAGGTAAAACCGAACGGCGTATTTGTAACTCGTGAGTCGTTCAACGGAGAACAGCGGTTTACTGTTCGTAAGAAAGTATCTCGCTCTGCCCAGATTAACTTGGTATCTAAGTTTGGTGAACATATGGAGGCACCTCAGCTATGACTTCGCACTGCACCTATGCCGCTTATTATGAAAAGGCACCGAAGACAGTAGACATCAACAACTTCAAAAAAGATATTTGCTTTAGTTGGATCGGCAGAAAACACGCGGACAACAAAAAACATTCTGGTGTGATTCAGTACATGGCTATCCAGAAGAATGTGCAGTACGGGAACTATTCCACAACGTTCTTTGGCCGTGAGTGGGAGATTAGTGACACTGACCCGGATATGCCAGCAGTACTGACTCGTGAGCACTGTGAGTTCTGGATCGCTTTGTTGCAACAAGCCGGCTTCAAGTTCAAGGTACTACAGACAGAGGATGTTGGTGAGAAGAAACTTCCTGCATATCTCTTTGAAGTTGACATCGAAGAGCATCATGGCTGGTATGGCCTGACACTGGCAACGTTGACTGCTCTCCGTTACTTGGTAGAGTATACCAACATCGTTCGTAATGCCTTGGAGTTGTATCGTAAGTTTCCTTACACCCCTCCGTGGGATTTGTTGATGGCTGCTGTTCGTACTCAAGACGAGGGTGGTGGTGTTATTCATCATGGGGGTCGTAGTGGACATTCATTGGTATTACATACAGACCTGACCTATCCGAGCTGTTATGCAGAGTGTGTTGATGCTTTCTTGTTAAACCGTGTTGAAGGACGGAGTGGCTGGAATGTTCAATCTTCATTTGATGGGAAGTCTGAGTCTGGGTCTCAGTATGTATCTATAGACAGGATCAAAGATATTTATGGAGGTAAAGTTCATGTATAAAGTATATGCAAGTGCTGATTATGTTGGCTACACACAGCCTTTGCTAGATACCGGCAAGTGGCAACTCGTTTATGACATAGGTCAAGCAGATGTAGTTCTGTTTGCTGGTGGTGCAGACATTCAGCCAATGTTGTACAAGCAACCGATGGGACGATATACATACTGTTCACCACGCAGAGATCAAATCGAAGTCGCTGACTACAACTATGCCAAGCTGTCTGGTATTCCTATGGTTGGTGTGTGTCGGGGTATGCAATTGCTTACTGCCCTTGAGGGCGGCTCACTCTTCCAGCACGTTGACAACCATGCAGGCTATCGCCACGAGATGGTGACAGACGACGGCTCTGTCTTGCTGGTCAATAGCCTACATCATCAGATGTGTAACCCGTGGGATGGTGTAGAAGAATTTAAACTGTTGGGTTGGGCACCAGAGCCATTGGCGGGTACTATCATCGGCGCTGGAGATAAGGCCGTAGCACCTCCACCAGTAGAGCCAGAAGCAATCTACTACCCAAACAGCAACGCCTTTGCAGTCCAGTGGCATCCTGAAATGATGTCTATGCGTAAACCCACCGACGCCATTGCAATCAACTGGTTTACTAACCATGTTGAAATGCTTGTCGAAGGTCTTTTACAGGCAGCTTAGTCATGAGCAAATTCAAAGTTGGAGACATGGTAGTCTTTACAAAGGCTAGGATTGCTCTAGGGTTTTCCTCAGAAGCCAATAAACGACTGGGAAAACTAAATAAACCAATGAAAATAACCGAGGTCTGGGATAACCGCTGTATAATTGCTGAAAGTGGTGAGGATTGGAAACAATCTTCTTTTGAGTTGGCAGTAATGCCCATTGATTTTACTGTGCTGGAGGATATTTAAATGTTTACTATTGGTTTTGATCCTGAATTCTTTTTGGTTGATGGTAACGGTAAGTTTATCTCTGCCGTGGGTTTGGTTGGTGGTAGTAAGGATAACCCACTGCCAATTGGCTCAGGTTGTGCAGTACAGGAGGACAACGTTGCAATCGAGTTCAACACTCCTGCAATTGAACTAAAAGGTTCTGTTGAGTCTGTAGCCAAACAAGTACATGAACACTTCCAATATGTGTTCAAGTACATTGAAGAGACTGTGTGTAAGCCGAACGGCCTGCATATCTCTAAGGCTGCCTCAGCCATCTTTGATGCAGATCAACTTCAGACCGAAGCTGCTCAGACCTTTGGGTGTGATCCTGATTACAATGTCTACACTGGGCAAGAGAATCCTAAGCCGAAAGGCCCAGAAGGTCTCCGTACTTGTGGGGGTCATATCCACATTGGCTACAGTAACCCAGATAAAGAAACCAATACAGAGATCATCTTGTTGATGGATGCCTACCTTGGCACTCAATCTGTTCTGGATGATTCTGACAGCCGACGCCGGCTGCTCTATGGTAAGGCTGGAGCACATCGCCACAAGCCATATGGTGTTGAGTATCGCACGCTGTCGAACTACTGGATTTTCGATTACGAAAGTATCCTTAAAGTAATCCAGAAGCTGTCGATGTTCTTCAATACGTCTGAGTACTTCGGTGTTATTGTGAAAGAAGCGTCCCTGTTTGATGACGATGCCTATGAGCAGACTCAGGTAGCAATTGACTACAATGACAAGCGCCTTGCTAAGTACATTCAGGATAACTATTGTACGGAGGTGGCATTTTGATTAATGTTCTTGGGCAAGACTATGCCAGAGATGATTTCTGGCGCAGGTTTGGTAACTGTTATGTGAAGCTGGTAGACGGCTCTGTCGTTCAGATCAGTGACATTAACAGTACTACTGTATACGTTACTAAGTACACTTTGGATAAGGAAGGTATCGTCAAGGAAGTAACTGTAACTATTCCTGCAGAACACTTTAACATTGCACAGTATCAAGCACCAGCAGGGTATTTTAACCGTGTACGTGAAGGTGTCCTTGAGGCCGTTAATCTTAAGTACACTCAATCACGTCAGCAAGTACGTGGCCTACATCAAGCCCGTGTTGTCGGGATTGACCACGAATCCTTAAAGTATGCTTACGGCGGTTTCTTTGTTCCTGTTGCCGAGGCCGTACAACATGCAGCAATGTCAGGTGGTCTGTGTGCTGTCAGCCGATCCATTGCCGTATCCACCAATGATGTGTACTGCTTTGGATTTAGGATTGGTGCTATTCAAAACAATTCCATTGTAATCGACCAAGGTTTGTTGGATGAATACAATGAGCTGGTACAGAAGGAGAATGTATGTCTGTGGTAATTGCAAATCATTTCGGTTTTGATCATCTTCAAACACCTAACCGATTTGGGTTCGAGATCGAACTTGAAAACATTGTAGGCAACCCAGCAGAAAGGCTGACTACCCTTATCAACGAAGGTGTACTCCACACTGAGCAGGACAATAGTCTGCGTAATAATGGCTCTGAGTTTGTTACACAGCCGATTGACATTGGCTCTGTTGGCGTAACCTACACAGAAATTAAACGTGCCATCAATCAATCCTATCCACAACTCGAAGCAACACATCGGTGTGGTGTTCACATCCACATGAATGTTCGTGACCTCACACTGCAACAACTGGCACGGTTCATGGTGCTCTATTCCTTGGCAGAAGAAGTAATCATTGCTCATACAGGAGAACGAGACACAAATAATTTTTGTGTTCCTCTTTATCAATCAGATCGTTTGTCAGCTTGGCTGAGTGTATTTAAGAAAGGTGATTCATACATCCTTGACACCATTAGCCGTAGTCACAAGTATGCTGCACTTAACACAAAACCAATTACAGCCCTAGGTACAGTAGAGTCTCGTATGCTTGCTGGGCATCTGTGGGATACTACAAAGCCAATCGAGTTAGCAGTTGTCCTGTATCGTCTCAAAGAGTTGTGCAAGCACCAAGAGTCTGCTGCCGAATTTCGTAATCGAATCTGGGATATCAATACCACATCTGGTTATGAAAATATCTTGATGCAATTCTTTCAGGGTGGTTTGCTTGGCGTAGATGTAGCCAACAAAGCTAACCATGATATGGTTCGTAAAGCAGTATTCATGTTCAAGTGTGCTAATAGGGGTTAATATCATGTGTGGAATTGTCGGGTTTGTTCGTACTAGCAGTAAATATATTGGTCGTCTTGATGATCTGATGGCTGATCTGTTGTTCTTTGATTCGGTTCGTGGTGATCATAGCACTGGTATCTTCTATGCCAAAACAGAATGGAACCAAGGTAAGAAGGAAGTAATTCATGGGTATGCAAAGAATGCTGTTCCGGGCTGGGAGTTTGTAAATGATGAAGCCTTCCTCAATGCAATGAAGTATCCATCTAACCTTCTGTTCTGTGTAGGCCATAATCGTGCAGCTACTCGCGGAGCTATCTCAGTAGCTAATGCCCATCCGTTCAAGCACGGTACTATCACGCTTGTTCATAATGGAAGCCTTCGTAACCACCACAGCCTGACCAAAGAACTGTTCCAAGTAGACTCTGAGGCTGTTACTCACTGTATGCATGAGAAGGGCTTGAAGCATTTGGCAAACGAGATGGAAGGTGCTTGGTCTTTGGTGTGGCATAATGCAGAAGAAGAGACATTGAACTTCTATCGTAATGAACAACGTCCTATGGTCTTTGCCATCTGTGATGACTTGATTGTGTTTGGTTCTGAAGAAGGTATTTTGCGAGCTGCCTGTGATCGTAACAAGATTCAGATTAAGAAAACTTATAGTTCTGTAGTATACAATCACATCAAGTTTGAGTTTGATATTGACAAAGGACACATTTCTGGTATAGAAGAGGAGGAGATCAAGCCGGAACCAAAGCCGGTGCAGGTCGTCTATCCCAAAAGCAGTTGGTACAACGCCCACGAAGAAAGGTACGGATACACGCCCACAGTTAAATCCAATACTTCTCATGAGCGCTTGGGCCTTGGGTGCCCTATTAACGCCGAAGTAAACATCTATAACTACCCAGTGCAAGCAACTCGCCCACACTTCGGAGCAGGCCAAGACCTGATCTTCTGCTTGTTGGATCATTGTCACAGCAAACGATCCGGCTACTACGAAATTGATGGTGAGATGATGCTCTTGAAACATCAGCACATCTCTATTGTAGGTCAAGCAACCATGCTTGTTGTCCAAGCAGCACTGAACTCGAAGAAGATGGTTCGTGGTAAAATCAAATGTTTTGAGCACATCGGTGTAGGTAAACTATTGATTGAAGTTGAGCATATCACAGTATCTGAGATTGATGACCCAGCATATAAATTTTCTGTAGGAGAATTGGAAAATGAAACTAGTGTTCCAGCCGTACAAGTACAGTGAAGGTTTGAAACTCATCTGTGAGAAGCTCCGTGAGATGGGCCACAAAGTAGTTCAATGTAAACCTAACAACTCTAACTATAGGATTAAACGAAATGATATAGTCTTTAAGTGGGGTATCTCTTCTGGGGGTAAGCTTGCTCAGTACGATGTGTTTCGGAATAGTGCAGTGTCTAGTGCCGATTATACGACAATCATGGATCAGGCAACTGGATGGGTCCGTAATGGAAGCCGTGTGTTATGTCGGACTCGTCTTAATGGGCACGGTGGAGACGGTATTCATGTTGTTAATGCTGGGGATGTGGCTAGCCTTGTTGATGCGCCTCTTTATGTAAAGTACGTTCCTAAGAAGCGTGAGTTCCGTATACATACCTTTAATGGTAACTTCTACGTAACAGAGAAGAAGAGGATGGCAGTAGAACGTCGTCCTGAGAACTTCAATAAATATATCCGTAATCATTCCAATGGTTGGGTATTCTGCCGAGAGATAGAGCCGGTGCCTGAAGAGGTACTATCACAAGCACAAGCAGCAGTAACTGCCCTCAACCTTGTTTTTGGTGCTGTTGATGTTGGGTGGCATCCTGAACATGGGGTATGTGTCTATGAGGTTAATACTGCTCCGGGTTGTGACAATGAGACAGCGCTCTGGTATGCAAACAACTTTGTGAGGTACTCAAATGAAAATTGAAGTTGGTCAAATCTGGGTGGATGAATCAAGGAAGTATCGAACTGTGGTGTATTGCGACGGTAAAAAGATTAAGTACACAGTAGGAAAATCTTCCTTTATATTTGATATTCATCTAGTCACGTTTATGCTTTGGACAAGAGATTGGACATTAAAGAACAAACCAGTTATGAATATCAATAAGAAAGCCTTGGAGGACTTATAATGGAAATCGAATCTGGGGATGTTATTAAGACTCCCCATAGGCGTCTGGAAGTCCTTCAAGTAACCCATGACACTATAATTGTACGTGCAATTGAATACAGACTGGCAGGGAAAGAAAGTTACGGTTTGCAGGCTGTTATTACCCTGTGTATTAACAAGGTTTGGGGTCTTGAGAAAGCAACTAAGCAGCTTGACATGTCAGTATTAGAAGAACTATAATAGGAGTGTATTATGATCTGGTATGAGGTCGTAGAAGATTTGGGTGATGGCTCAAGTACATCCCGTCGATTTAAGACAAAAGAAGCGGCTGAAAAATATGAACAAGAATATATAGATTACTGTTATAGTGGTATCTCTGAAGTAGACACGGACAGTAAATGGTTTTGGCATGATGACGGAGAAGAAGAATGAGTCGATGTGTTGCATGTAATTGTATTCTTACAAGTCGAGAAATGACCATCAAGGGGTCTCTATCTGGAACTTTCTTAGACATGTGTAAGTCCTGTCTAAAAGACGCAGAGATTGATTTTGAAGAAAATCCAGCTCTGTCTGATTCAGATGCACCACTAGAATTTGAAGAGGAAGAATGCGATGAGGATATTTGAAGTAGGTACAGTGTTTGAGGCTACTGGTGGTCGTTTGAGGTGGAAGATTACTGGTATCAATTATGATGACAGGACATATGCTTGGGAGTATATTACAAAGGACGGACACGCGAGAAATTGGAAATGGGAAAACGCAGAAGAGGCTCTGGCTAATAAAGAGATTGAGCTTGTGTCTGTACCGCTGACAAAATTAGATATGGAGGTACTTGGTGATGACATTTAAAGTTGGTCAATTGGTTAGACTTAAACCAAAATGGCATGATCTTGAGTTCCAGCTTTTTGGTACTAAAGGAAAAGAAAGAGTAATAACATTCGTAAATGAAAGGCAGAACCTTGTGAGCATTGCCGGTTTTAGTTTTGCTTTCAACGAGATCGAACTAGCAGAGCCTAGGAAATTACATAAACGTTATCTAAGAGGTATTTAGTATGAATATTCAAAACGGAGATAAGTTTCTGTTTGAGCCAAAGCATGCAGGAACGTATAGGGAAAGTGCTCTATATGTTGTTCACGGTAAAAATGACGACTCCTTTAGGTTTAAGGATGGCAGTAGAGACGTGGGGTGTGCATATACAATGAGAGATGTTAATATCTGGCTTAAAAGTACGATGTGGAAAGTAACGTATCTTCCTGCAGTAACTAAATCTGTTTCGGAGATTCTAGATGAATGTCAAGATATTTAGAGCAGACATCTTGTCCTCGGTGCCCAAGTTCTGATGCGTTTACTGTCTATGCTGACGGGTCTGGGTACTGTTTTAGTTGTGGGCATTTTAAGGCACCTCTAGGACGTTCTAATGAATCCATGAGGAAAGTATTGGACAAGGTACTATCATCAAAGCCAGATGCCCATAACGTCCAAGCAAAGGGGATTGTGGTGTTACCATCAGATTGTAGTAGTTACATTCCATCAGAACCGATGGCTTGGATTAAACAATATGGAATAACAAACGATGAGATACGTAAGAATCATATCTGTTACTCTCCAGAAAGACAGATGCTTATCTTTCCATACTTCGATGGCGAAGGAAACTGTATATTCTGGCAGGGGAGGTATTTTCCTAAGCGACAGCCGAAGGTTTACTCCGAGGGTTTTAGTAGAACGGCACTCGTCATACTTCCTTCACAAGTACAGAATGAAACGCTCTGTGCCGTTGAAGACCCTGTATCTGCGATCAAAGTATCACGAGAGGTCAGTACGCTCTGCTTATTTGGATCACATCTCCATATGTCCACGGCGCTTTATACGTCGAGAAGCTATAAACGACTTATTCTTTGGCTGGACAGTGATAAGTCAAAGGAAGCATCAAAGATGCAACAGAGGTATAGCTATCTGTTCAAAGACGGTATCCACGTTGTTAGGACAGAGCATGATCCGAAGGTATACACAACTGAACAGATAAAACAATTCTTGACAAACTAAACATAAAGGAGTATAATTATTAATATTGATCTTATTATTATATTTCTATTATTAAATAATTCTATATATAATAAATATATTCATCTAATAAATGAAAATCATTATAGAGTTAATAATAGAGAAGTATATAGGTTATTTAAATCATTAAAAGCAATTAAACAACAACAGCAAGATAGAAACATCTCTGTTGAAGAATTTGCTTTGTTCTTTTTCTCTAACCATCCTGTTCTAAAACCAGAGGAGAAACAGGTCTTTGATCATATCTTCTCTCTGTTGTCAGAACTATCTGTCTCAGAAGACTTAGCAGAGAACTACTTTACTGCCCATCTACAGCGTGTAAAGGCCTCTGAGATCGCTTCGATTGCTCTGGACATAGTAGAGGGTAGGAAAGACTATACAGAGCTGCTAGACGCTGTTTCTGAGGAAAATAAACCAACCATCGACGAAAAGGAGTTTGTCACAGATGATCTTCAAAATCTTTACGATTCAACCAGACATTCTATGGGGCTACGATGGCCGCTTGGACATCTTAATCAGTCTCTCGGCAGTCTTCGTGTAGGAGACTTTGGTTTTATCATTGCCCGTCCTGAAACCGGTAAGACAACATTCGTATCCCAAACAGCTACTCACATGACAGCACAGCACGATGGAAATACTCTGTGGATTAACAATGAAGAGCGGGGTACTAAGGTCAAGGTACGTAACTTCCAAAGCTTGTTTGGTGTTTCTCAACAAGACCTGTTCAGTAACATTCCATACTATAATGAACAGTATGCAATCCAGATTGGTAATCGCCTGAAGATTTATGATGATGCTGCTATTAGCTATCGCAAGATTGAACAGCTCTGCAAAGAACTTCAACCTAAGCTAATCATCATTGATCAACTAGATAAGATCAAGGGTATGTCTGGTGATGGTCATTTCATGCTCAAAGAGTTGTATCAATGGGCACGAGAGATTGCCAAGAAGTACGGCCCTGTTATTGGTGTATCACAAGCTTCTGCGTCTGGTGAGGGTAAGATGTATCTTGACATGGGAGATATTGATGGTTCAAAGACTGGTAAGCCGGGCGAAGCAGATTGGATTCTTGGGATTGGTCGTGATCCTGCTGCACATGAGCATGTCCGTGGTTTAGCCATTCTGAAGAACAAACTAACCGGCGATGATGATTCTATCGAAGCTCTTCGCCATTCCAAGAAACAAGTTTTAATTGTACCGGAGATTGCTCGTTATGAAGAATTTGGGGACTAAGAAGTCTTTTTCTTTCTTCTGGAAAGAAGAAAAAGGATTAAAAAAAGACATTGAACGACACAGACAAACAGAAAAAGAGATACGAGAGAAAATTACAGAACTCTCTACTCAGACAGATGCTTGGTCACTCCATGCCCTGAAAGTCTATCATACTTTTCTACAACAATTGCTTCAAAGTAAGGCAGAGGTAGTAAATAAACTAGGAAGAAAAAAATGAAACTATTTCAAGAAGTAATATTTAAAGAATGTACAGACGATGAACTTATCTTGATTGCAGATTATCTAAATGCTACATTTGATGACTCGATCACAGATGAAGAATATGATCGTCTGTTCCTTGAAATGA